CTGTAAAATATTCATTATCGGTAGATTGGTGTACAATATCACCAACCGAGACATTTGCAAAAAGGTCTCCAGTGTCTGTTAAATCAGCAGACCCAACTGGGGTAACTGATGTTCCTGATGTAATTAAATTATATACAGGTACGTTTAAAAACTTTTCCATAATATATAAATTAAGCGATTCCTATTCCACTTACTGCTTGAGGTAAGTTTTCTACTTGATGAGTTACGTTTCTCCAAGGCTGTTGTAATACGGTTACTACAGCATTTTGAATAGCATCTCTCATTTCTTCACTTCCAGCAGCCGAAGCAGCGTGAGTAATAGTTGTTACTTTTCCTCCACCGTAAGTCATTACTACAGTAGTTGTAGAGCCTTGCTCTATTATTTTAATGTCATTTGCTGAAACGAGTTGATTCTGTTCATTCGTTACAGGTATACTTAAAAACTTTGTCATAGTTAAAAAAATTAAGTTGGTTAATAAAATACAAAGATAAACAAAAAGCCCCACATAGGAAGTGAGGCTTTTGGTTTTGGATAAGTGTATGAGTGATTATAAACAAACAATTGTAATCACTACAAATATAAGATATTATTTTAACATTTTAACTAAGGCTTCGTATATTTCTACGCCTTTATCTTTTTGAAAAAAGTTAGCTACCATTTCAGTTTCTGTTTCACCAAAAGGAACACTTAACATTTTTGTTTTTTTAGACTTTAAATTATAATACACATCTTTACCGTTGTTTCTCAATTTTAAAAGCCCTTGCTTAAATATTTTATCTACATTATCTAAAAGCTCCAGGTTAGGATCTTCTAAAGTATCTAAAAAGTCTTCAGGGTTATTTCTAGCAAAAAGCAAAACATCTCTTTTAATTTCTGAGCTTGCTGTAATTCTAGTATCTAATCCTAGGTAAACTCTGGCAATAGCTTCCATTTTATCAAAACTTAATCCAGCTGCCTGAGCAATAGCGTGGCTTTCCATCTCTAAATATTTAACATCTTCTTGAGCATCTTTTTCTTTATCTAGTTCTTCAAAAACCTGCCCATTCATTGGGTGGTAATATAAAAACTCCTGCAATACAGGATTTTCTTTTGGAACAAACAACATTCCATCTTCAAAAACCACTGGTTCAACTATAGCGTTGTCACCTTGCTCGTCTTGAAATGGTGTTTTTTGATTAGAAGCATACCTAAGTGGTCTACTAGTTTTTCCGTCAAAATATAATAATGGTTTTCTTCGTGAGTGTCTTGAGTTAAGAGTGTAACTCAATGGCTTCATATCGTTTCGAAGCCTGTAGGTTTTATCCTTTGATTCTTTTGTTTTCATTTGATTTGATTTAATTATTAAAAAAAAAGAGGGGCTACTTATTTCACCCCCCTTAAAGCATACTATTACTTAAATAACAAGAAGTTATTTGCACCCATAGTACAAAGTGCTCTTTCTGATAAGAAGTTAACTGTCATAACATCTTTATCGCTAGTTGCAGCACCACCAGCAGAACCAGTGATCCAAGACTTATATCGTCTGTCTTCAGTTTCTGAAGCTCTGTATCTAACGTGTAAGAATGGTCTTCTAGCATTTCTTCCTAAAACTTGATCGTAAACATTAGTAGAACCAGCTGGTACTAAAACACCATCAATTGCTCCACCAACTAAACCACCTCTCATAGTAGGATCGTTTAGGTATTTCCAATCAGACTTATAGAAGTCATATCCTCTTCTGAATCCAGAGAATCCAAGGTTAAGTGCCATTTCTTCGTCATTGTCAAACAATCCGTAAGAAGTACCACCAGCACCATAAGAGTTCTGAGCAGCTAACATATCGTCAATTGCAAAAGAAGTACCTCTGTTTAAGAATAATACATTCTCTTCAATTGCACCTTGCTTATCTAGTCTTTCAACGATATCGTCAAAATCAGCTAATGCAGCGATAGCTCCAGTCCAAATATTTCCTCTAGTCTCAATAGCAGAGAAAAGACCTTCTGAACCTACAAAGCCAGCCGCAGCACCACCGCCAGCAGCAGGTATTGCTTCAATCATAGCAGACTCAAGATAATCGTCAAAACGTAATCTTGTTTCGTGCTCTGCTTTTAAATACCAAAGGTATCCATCAGCACCGTCTTCAGTTGTTACTTCAATCCATCCGATTTGTGCCATATCTGATCCATTAACCTCGTAAGTATCTTTTAAGATAATTGGGTTATTAGAAAGAATAGTATCGAAAGGCTCTAAAGAACCAGCCATTCCAGTAGTTCCTTTTTTGAACTCAGATCCGTAAATCCATACAGATACTTTTTCATTAGCATCAACAGTTGTACCTACACCACTATATCCACCAGCATCGTAAAATGCAACAGTAAAAGTAGTAGCACTAACAGCAGTCACAATACCTTTGTTAGAAACGCCAGAGTATCCTGTGTTTCCTGATATCATAACAGTGTTTCCAATTCTAATCCCTATTTCTGAAGCATCAGAAGGATTAAAAACTTGGTTTGCTGGTATTAGCGTATCACCTACTGTAAAAACTGCAGTAGTTGCAGCAGCAACAGCAGGGGTATTTACATCTGTATATTTTATGTGTAGTCTTCCTTGTTCTGCCCATTTAATAAGGTCAGAGTTAGAAGGCATCTCAGCTCCCGTCATTCTTAGGAAACCAGAGATTGTTCTATTCCCATATCTTTCAAACTCTTTTTCGTAAGTGTCTGGAAGGTATTGGTTCAAGAAGTTAAAGTTAGCTAAATAATTTGTAGCACTTGGTACTCTAGTAGCACTAGGCTGCAAATCAAAGCCAGGTAAATTTAAACTCATTTTATTTGTTTTTTAATGTTTAACTTTTGTTTCTTGGTGACTTTATAGTCAATCCTCTTCTTGAGGATGGAGTTACAGCTTTAATTCTGAGTCCTGATTTACTAGTTGATTGAGGAGTTGTTCTCATTTCTAAATCCACATTTTTTGTTTTTTTAGCTTGTGAATTTAAAGCAGAAGAAACCCCTTGCTCATAAAAATAATTAGCAAATTTTTCAGGATTCATTGCCGCCGCCATAGCTCTGTGAAACCCCCTTATATCGGAAACCTCTCCGTTATCTCCTAAATATTTTCCAAAAACATTTAGTAAATTACTTTGAGACTTTTTCAATTCAGAAGCATCACCAGGAGAATAAACAAGATCTTTGTTGTCGATGTTGAACTTAAAACCTTTAAACTCTTCGTTAAACAATTCTTTTGTTTTTTGTTGGAATCTTTCAGCTCGTTCATTTAATTGTTGCTGATTGTTTTCCGACTCCTTGTTTTTATTTACTAAAGTATTATCTATTTTATTGTCTTTTTCTAATTTATCTCCCATTGACTCAACAGGAGTATTATATTTTAGTTTTTGATCATTAAAATAATTAATAGCTTTAGCAAGCTCTTTTTTCTTTGATATTGATCTTTTTTTAATTTCATCTTCACTATGGACATTATCGTCAATAGCGTATTTAGAATCAAGCAGATAAGAAATTTCATCTGAATCCAACCCTTCTTCTATTTCAGAATAATAATCTAATAATATTTTATCAGGGTCTTCCTTAGTATAGTCTTTATTTAAATTGACATAATCTTCAAAACCTCTTCCAGTTTCTTTTTTGTAATTCATATAAGACCTTACATCATCAGGAAGTTCTTCAGTAGTATTTCTCTTTTCCATTAATTCATTAATAGAATTAACTTCCGATCCATATCTATCTTTAATAAATGAAAGAACTTTGTTTTCATCTAACTCAATGTTAGACTCAATATTTTCTGTTGAAACTTCAGCAGTTTCTTCTTTTTGTTCTGTTTGCTGCTCTTCGTGCTTTTGAAGTAATTCTTCTTCCACTTGCTGAACAGACTTTTGTGGAGTATCCTCCACAGCTTTTACTTTAATTTCCATTTGATTTGATTTTTTACAAAGTTAATAATTATATTTTATATATGAGGGCGTGGAGATTCTGCCAAAGGAAAACTTTCTCTAAAGCTTAAATCCTTTTTTGAACTCTTCACTAAACCACTTTTGTGGTATTTTGTTTTTTCTTTTACTTTTTTAACAGCATACCCCTTGGGTCCTTTTGCTTTAAATGTTTTTTTCTTTACTTGTTTAGAGCCGTCTTTAGACTTATAGTATTTTACTTTTTCTTTTCCTAAAACAGGAGTACTTTTGCCATCAATGCCTATGTCGTAAATTTTCTTCTTTGCCATAATTTTATTTTATCTAGGTTCAAACTCTGCAAAATCAAAACCATCTAACGTATCTTCATTAGATTCAAAATCTACAGGAGCTAAATTTTCTTTTCGCTGTTGAATAAGTTTAGATTGTTGAGTATTTTGCTGGCTTATTCTATCAGACTTTGCTTTTTCTCTTTGATTTTCTCTTTCGTCAATTGCCTTTTCATCTATTCCTTTTAATTGCATTTGCAAATCAAATTCGTGATCCATTAATTGTTTTTTAAGATCAGCTTCATTTTTAAGCTTTTCAATTTCAAAAGCAGCTTCTGCCTGAGCAGTTTGCATTTTAATTTGACCCTCCATCTGAAGTTTTTGTTGTGCTGCTTGTGATGCCATTTCCTGAGATTGAAGTTGAGTTTGTGCCTGCATTTGTTGTTGTTGCATAGCAGCAGCTTGATCGGCTTCAGCTTTTTTCTTTCTTTTAAGCTTTAACAATTGATTAGCCATTTTTAAATTCTTCACCTCTCTTATATCAATAGCATCTTCTAAATTAATGTCATTTTTAGATAAAGCCATTTGAATATTAGATTCTAATTGAGCTTTTTGCTCTTCATCTGGAGCAACTTCTAAAAATATTCCAAAATCAAATATATACAAGTCTCTAATTTCATTAAGCTTGTCTACATTATATCTGCCAATTTGATTTATAAATTCTTCTTTAAATTCTGCATATTCTAATACATCGGATATTCTTAACGATATGTCTTCTGCTAATGTTCTGGTAAGATAAATACCAGCATCAAATATATGGCGAGTAGCTGTGTTAGAATTAAGAGCGGCAAGTTTTTGTAACCCAACTAAAGAATTAGAATCAGGAACGGTTGCATCTCTAGCTTCGTTTAATCCCGTTACGGCTCTAATCATATTTAAATAATGATTATAGTTTTGAATTAACGCTCCCATTTTTCTTTCGCCTGTGTTCCCTGTTAATGGTTGTATAGGCACTCTTCCTTGATTGTACTCTCCATCTTGAGTGTAACTTCTACCCACTACACTTCCTGTTTGAAAATATAAACGTAAAGCGTCTTCTGGATTATAAGCTTGACCTGTTCCTAAATCTACCTCACTTAATCCATCTGCATCAATATAAACACCATCGGGAACCATTTTTGCAACTACTTGTTGTAGTTTTAAATGAGTGATTTGAATTTGATCAGCAAAAGGAATCATTCTTCTAACTAAAGATTCAATGTTTCCTTTATACATTCTAGGAGCACAAGCAATATAATTAGGTCTAGCATATTGAGAAGCTGATTTAGGTCTTATCATATTTCTAGCCAATTCCCATCTTAATAATATATTTGAACCAGTTACTAAAATACCCTCATACCAAACTTCAATTCTTTTTTCTATTCTTTCAAACCTACCCTCTTTCATCATTTCTTCAGGAGGATTAAAGTTTTCGTCTTTTTCAATTATTTTTTCTGTGCCGTTATCTAATATTTTTTTCTTGTAAACAAACTTTTTGGTGGTCTTATAATTAAAATATAATAAAGTAGCAGTGTCTTTAGCAAATAAGCTGTTTTGATAAAATCTATCTGCATTATAATAGTCATACCATAATTGACTATACATTGATATTTCTTGCAAATCTGCTGGAGTTAAATTTGGGTTTATTTTAACCACCTCGGATACAGGAACTGTTTTTATTTCTCCCCAATAAAAACAATCCTTAAAATAAGGATCTTCAGTATAACTATAAACCACATTCGCAGGATCAACATAATCTACCGTAATTCCTTGTCCAGGTAAAAATTGTTGTTTCATCATTCCTACACCTAGCACAGTCATATCATAATCTACTCTTTTTTTAATATCTAAATAATGATTGTCTTCTAATACCGTATTGATTGCTTCTTCTTGGGCTACTTCTATAGCAGGTTTGTACTTGAGTTGCATATGAAGTTCTAAATCTTCATTGTTTTCAGGAAGATCTTCTACACCACTTAAAAATGGATTCATTCCGAATGTTTCTTGGAAATCCGTGAATATCTGTTTATTAATCATATCATACTCTACTAAGCTTTGATATTCATTTCTGTTTTCCATAGAAAGAGCATCTTGAGAATACGCTTGTACACTAAAAAGACGATTAGCCATTCCATTAACTACGATATCTACAAACTTAGGCAAGATTGGAATTGGAGTCCAATCTAAATTTAAGTAAGATAAATCTCCATCAATTGCTAATTCATTTTTATATTTAGCAATAGATTGTTCTCCACGAGCATAGAGTCGTAAATGTGAGAATTTATTATATTGTTCATAATACCTGCACGAATTTGGTCCGTAACCTCCTCCGCTTTTAAACCATTCGTATTGAATTGCTTGACCTACCTTTAAACCATACTCTTCAGTTTCTTTTTCTGCGTCACTTGCAAACTGATTTGGAAAACTAGTATAGTTTACGTTTATGCTTAAATTATCTTTTCTCATTTGATTATTTCGCTTAAATGTCCTTTATTTGTGTATCTTGCAAAGTTAATGCTTATTTTTGACTCTTTTACAACGGGTTGGTATAGATGTTTTTGATTAGCCATTATAGCTAAACCCGAACTAATTGAAGCATCAAACTTAGTTCTTTTAGATATATCAAATCTAGCCCAATCTTCTAAAGTCCTTGTAAAATACATTGACCCCATTTCATCCATATCTCGCATATTTCCTTCTAAATCTAATCCTACATATTTTTCAATATACGCTTCAATAGCTGCTGCGTGGGCTTGCTTTACATCTTCACTGGTATTGGGTATACCTCCCAATTCTCTTTCGGTTACTGAAAGTTTGTTATATTTTTTATCAGGTCTATTCATACAATATCCTCTATACCCCCTGTTTTTAAAATGATATAAAAGTCTAGGCTTATTGTTTTCTACTAGTATAGGCATACCGTAAAACACACAAGCCATTAACACCTCTTCAAAAAATATCTCTGCTGTTTGAGGTCTAGCTACATATTCTAAAAAAAACTCATTAGTTGGAGCTTCATCCATATGGTATGTAGTCATACCGTGCAAAGCACCGTTAGATCCTCCGCCTCCTACCGTTCCAGAAATATCGTAACTATCACAGCCAAAAGCTCCGATATGTGAATTACCAGGGAAATATCTACCGTTTCTGGTTTCTTTTTTGTTTTGTAAGTTAGTCTTAGGGATCCAACTTAATAAAAATCTACCTCTTTTTTCGGGACTCCATATTACTTTTGTATCTTGTATACCATTCTGCCAATGAAAAGATCCTCTGGTTAAATAATGTTCTTTAATTAAAGAATCATTATAATCTATCTGTTGGTATATCTTAGTAAGATTAAAAAGTGACTGTTTGCTTTCATCTCTAAAAGCGTGAGATTCTGTCCGAGGAAATTGTCTGTAAAATTCATTTAACGCATCAGCATCATTTTTGAGTGAAGCAACTTCGTTTTCCCAATAGTTTACAGCTCCTATTTCTATGTACTCTCCATCACAGCCTTCTACAGGAAGAGCTGGAGTACTTAAAACAGGCATTCCATAACGATCTATATATCCTTCAAAATTATATTCCATTGGAATAAATAAAGAATATAAACCACTCTTAGTTTGTCCATTTGCGTTTCTTTTAGTTACATCAGAGTCGTAGTATAGTTTTTTAAAATTATTGCCTCCTTTGTCAAGAGCATTTGATGTAGATCCCATCATACACTTACCTATAATTCTACTACCTAATCTTAAACAAGTTTTAGTTACTCTCCAATTGTTTAATATATTATCAGGTTTATCCCACTTTCCGCTTTCATCGTGTATTAATAATTGTAATTTTTCACCATCGTATGAGTTATCAGAAGTGTTTTTCCAATCTATAGTGGTGTCCAAACCTTCTAATTCTATCTCTTCTGTTTCATACATATTTTTTTTAGTAATCTTACTTGCTGGAACCCTGTAAGCTAATTCAGTTTTTGGTTTATCCATACCGTCTTGAATAGGCTTAAAAAAGAAAGGATAGTTGTTAGATATAGGAACCACTTTGTCTGTAAAAAGTTTTTTAGCATCACCACCTGTTTTAGATAAAATTCCCACTCTTGCGTCTTTAGATATAGTAGCTGTATTTACAGATTCACAAGAGCCCATAAAAGAAAATCCTGAACGTCTTATTTTTAAGTAACAAATACCAAAACTTCTTTTATCTACTTTACAAGCTTCCCAAAAAAGATAAAATATTCTATTTGCTTCTCTATAGTCTGGATACCCTACATCAATTTTAGTCCATTGTAAATAATTGTAATGTGTTCCAGTAATGTAGGTGGGAGTACCATTATTCATAAACCAGTATCCCATTTCCCTTTTATCAAATTCTTCTTCTATATAATCCACCCATTCGTTTTTAAAACTAGAAGGTGTTTCGTTCCATTGAAATATAGAATTAATTCTTCTTAATGCTTTAGGCTCTTCAGTTCTTTCCCAAAACTGCTCTTCTTTTTTAGGTGATCTTTTATAAGGTTTAGAAGGAGTTTTTGGTAAACCAATTAATAATCCTTGTATATTGTATATATCCCCTAAAGTCCCGTCTTTAGATATTATAACTATACCATACTTTTCATTATATCCAGGTTGCCAAGTTTTAGCTTTATTTTTAGACGTCATAACTCCCTTAGGAATAATGCCACTAACTATTTTATATAAACTATTTTGACCTTCTTTCTGCAAATCCTTGATTAGTTTTTTTAACTGGAGTTTCAGCCCCGCTAATGTTTTCTTTTTCGGTTTCTATTTTATTTAAAATATCAAACGCATCTGTTATGGCTAATTTTTTAGTAGCTGCTGCATTCTTTAATCTATCAGCAGCCAGTTCGTCTTCTGGATCAGGTTTTATAATATCTTCTTTAGCCACCTTAATTAACTGTTCTACAGCCTTATATCCAGCTTCAATTATCTTTAATTTAATTTTATTTGATTCAGTCATAATTTAATTGTAATGTTTTTACATCTCATCCTATAAAGTTTTTCTTCATCTATAATAAACTCATACTCTGAGTCAGGTTTAAAACAAACTTTATCCCCTTTATATACCCCTAACTTTTCTAGTATTTGATTGCCTATAGCTACCGTTCCTGTTAAAGGTTGATAAGTTTCATTATTAAATATAACAGAATCTTCTTTCTTTGTTGGTTTTATAAAGCAATAATCTTCATTAGAATGCCATTTATTATCTTTTTTATAAGCATACCATTGGTTGTCTTCTATTAAAAACTCATTGTCTTTTAAAAAACTTCTACTACTTTTTTCTCTGCCCTTCATATCGTAATACAGTTTAAAAACATTATGATGTACTAAGATAACATCATCTTTTTTTACTGGTCCAGAGTAGTTTATAGGAGTAGAAATGACTTGTGCAAAACGATTAGAAATGGTATGATCTTCTTTGGTAGAAGATAAAATAAGAGATGAATTTTCTAATTTTTTAACATTATCATACCTTTTATTGTGTAAGGGTGTTACTACAAAACAAAAAGGTGATTTCATACTAAAAATCTAAGTTATACTCTATAGATACTGGAATTGTAGAATTAAAAGATTTCCATAAGAAAACTTCATTTTCTTTTATAATCCATATTTTTATTGACCCTTCTCCCAGGTCGTGTTTAATGTGATGTATACTATATTTTCCGCCTATAACACCTTGACCTATAATATAGTGCATTGCTCCTGACTTGTAATCTGGACCAATTGATATTTTTCTAATTTCCATTTCATTTAATTAAAGTTGTTTAAATTAAGCCTCTAAAGCTTCAATTCTAGCAGTTAATTCTTTTATTGCTGCTGTTAGCACTGGTATCAACTTACTGGCATCCATTTGCTGTGGGTTTACTTGACCATCTTCAAATACTTGATCTTTGGATCCTGACACAGCTTCAGGAACTACTTCTTGAACTTCGTGAGCTAAAAACCCATCTATTACATTTTCATTGCCAATAAAATTAAATCTTTTAGGTTTTAAGTTTTTAACTCTATCTACAGCTGAACTTAAATCTAATATATTTTCTTTTAATCTATAATCCGATGTAACATTATATTGAACTTGACTACTTGCAGTATCGTATTTAATTTCTCCTTTTGGTCCTGTTCCAGAATTTTCTTGATAATAAAAAGAAATTAATTTTCCGTTGGTACTTTCCGTATTTACAGCTATTGTAGTACAATTAGCTCCTGTGTCATTTTGATCAAAATTCGCTACTCCTAAACTAGTGTTCCATCCTTGAGTACTGGTAGAATTAGAAGCAATTCCTCTAATAGCGGTGTTAGTGCCAACTCCTGCTGTTGCAACAAATTGCCCACTCAAAGCTAAATCGGAGCCAGTAAAAGTAAAATTACTTTCACCGTTTATAGTAGTAGCGCCTGAAGAGGTTAATATATTATTATCAGTGCCGTTTGTGTATCCTGTTACCGCTC